TTGCAATGGCTGGCGATGAGATCGCGATGGCAGAAAACGCCATCTTCATGATTCACGATCCGTGGACGGTAGTGATGGGCAACGCTCGCGACATGCGAGAGATGGCCGATTCGATGGATAAGGTTCGCGATACCATCACCGGCGTTTATCACTCACGCACTGGCCTGGCATCAGATGACATTAACGATCTGATGGCGGCTGAAACATATTTCGACGCGTCGGAAGCTCTCGAATATGGCTTCGCGTCGGAAGTGATTCCAAACAAAGGCATCGACGACATGAGCACGTCGGTGATCCGCAACCGCTGGAAGAATTGCCCGGAATTCCTGATTGAGGGACTCGAGCAGCCGGCGATTGAAGCGGAACAGCAAAGCAAGAAGCTTGAAAACATGAGGCGGCGTGTTGCCGTCTTTTCTCAGTTCCGTGGCTGAGTGCCTGCGGACATTTTTTTTGACTGCCCGCAGGGCAAGGAGCGTAATGAGCGTTAGCATTAAGGCGTTGAGTGAGAAGCGTGGAAAGATCGAGCACGAGCTGAACGAGTTAATCGAGTCAGCAGGTGAAGCCGGACTTTCGGCTGAATCGGAAGCTCGATTCGATGCGTTGTTCGATGCAGACTCGGCACTGAAAAAGCAGATCGATCAGATTGAATCCGTCAACGCTCTCGGTTCTGAGCTTGGCGAATTGCGAGATGCATCTGCTGCGATTACCGGCCGGAAGGAGTTGTCTGATCCTGAACTCGAGAACAAAGCTCTGAAGGCCTATCTCGATTCGCAATGGGATGAGACCAGTGCTTATGTCGATGATAGCGGCAGAGCTGCCATGAAAGCCTACGGGATCGATCCCGGCGGTAAGCTGATCCTGAATGGATTCTGCAAAGGATTCCGAAACGATCTGACGACGGGCACAAGCTCGGGCGATGCCGGCAACGTCATCAACCAGCGGCTGATTGCTTCGCTTCAAGAGGCGTTCACTTTCTACGGTGGAATGACTCAGGTTGCGGAAGTGATCACGACTGCCAACGGTCGTGACTTCATTTGGCCGACGTTCGACGATACCAGCAATAGCGGCTCAATGGTCGCTGAAGCTGGAGCAGTCGGCAGTGCCAGTAATCCTACCTTCGCGAAGCCTACTCTGGCTGCGTACAAGGGCACCACTGGCATCCTGAAAATGACATGGGAATCCATTCGTGATACCGATGTCGATCTGGTGCCACTGCTCGGTCGAGCGTTCGGTGAGCGATTGGGCCGGCTGGTTAACACCAAGGCGACTGTTGGCGATGGCTCGGGTACTGCGACCGGCATCACTGTCGGTGCCAGTGCTGGTGTGACGGCTGCTGCGGCTGCCGCGATCACCTTTGATGAGCTCATTGATCTCGAGCATTCTGTGGACGTTGCACACCGAAACGGTGCAACATTCATGACGAATGATTCGACGGTCAAACTGCTTCGCAAATTGCAGGATGCTGACAATCAGTACATCTGGCAGCGAGCGGTAACGGCTGGAGCACCGAGCACATTGCTCGGTTATAACGTTGTCGTGAACAACGATATGCCAGCGGCTGCCACCGGCAATGTGTCGGTCGTGTTCGGTGATCTGTCTGCGTACAAGCTGCGGCTTGTAGAGCAGGTTCGCATCTACCGGCTGGAAGAGCTGTATCGTGCAAACGATCAGGATGGTCTGGTTGCCTTCAATGCGTTTGATGGCAAGATCATTGATCCGGGGCACGCTCCGGTTAAGAAGTTGACACAAGCCTAATTGTGAGGCGTGTGGTTTGCTGAGCGTGGCGGGTGTTTGTTCCCACCCGTCACGCGTTTTGTCCCGCCGGGGGTGGCTCCCCACTAGAGTCTCATTAGCTCCGGTTTACGGGTTCGATTCCCGTCGGCGGCATTTTACCAGCGGGCAGCGTAGTGTTTTATTATTGGTGGCGGGGCGTTTGCTCGCTGGTTCTTTTCTTTGTACAGGTGCCAATGGCCGACGCTTACAACTTCGAGAATCGGCTGACTCTGGTAGGCTCGATCACCGAGCCAGTCACGCTGAACGAACTCAAGCTGTATTGTGGAATCGATACCGGCTTCACTGTTGACGATGACTTGCTGACGGCAGCAATATCAGCCGGTCGCGAATTCGTCGAAGGTGAGACCGGGCGGCAGTTGCCAGCGGCAACGTATGACCTGACGCTGGATTCGTTCCCGAAGATGCTCTACCTGCCACGCTCACCAGTGGCGACGGTTACGAGCATTAAATATCAGGACACGGACGACGCACAGCAAACACTGGCAACGTCAGTATATGCAACCGATCTGATTGATCCTGAGCGAGTGTCTCGGATCGTGCTGAAGACGGGCGAAGCCTGGCCGGCGATCTACGATCGAATCAACGCGGTCGTCGTGCGGTTCACGTGCGGCTATGCAACGGTCCCGGCTCAGTTGCTGGCAACGGTGAAGCAATACGCGAAAGAGCTGTATGACTTCGGCGAGCCAGACGTCGAGAAGCTTAAGATCTGGCTGGCACCGTATCGGGTGCATCGATGGTAAAATACAGACCGAAGCGTGACACAGCCCTGCCGCGAAGTGTGCTGCGTGAACGTGCAAACGTCACGCTGACTCTGGAGTCGTATGCACTGACACAAGACGCGGCCGGCGAAGAAGTCAAAACATGGTCAACGCTGGCGACGCGTCAGGGGCTGCTATTGCCGCTAAGCGGATCGCAGCGATCCGAACGGGCAGCGACTCACACGATCAGTATTCGCTACGTGAGCGGGCTCAGTCGCGATATGCGGGTGCTTATTGGCAGCACTTATTACGAGATACATGACGAGATCAATGTTGACACTGATGATCGCGAGCACGTTGTACGAGTGCGTGAAATTGAGGCCAGCTAATGGCAAGAAACAAGACGATCCACATTGGTGCTGTAGCTGATAAGAAGCTACTCCGTAACCTTGATACGTTACCGGCTAAGATTCGCACAAAGATCGTCAGAAGTGCGATCAGTAAAGCAACAACAGTAATGAAACGCGAACTGGTCAAACGTGTTCCAGTCGGTGTTAAAAGCAAACCTAAAGACGACGATGGTGAGCCGCGTGAAAGACTAAAAAGAAGCATCACAAAACGGACAGTTACAGCAAAGCGAAAAACCGGCGTGCATGGAGTTGTCGGTGTACATCATAAGTTTCCGAAGTTTGTTTTCATGCTGCACTACGGCATCAAGGCACACACCATAAAAGCTCCGGGTGGATGGTCGCTCAATCTGGGATTTGGTCGAGTGTATAAGTCAGTGCAGCATCCCGGCGTTGCACAAATGAACTTTCATCGTGAAGCAATGGCGGCAAGCATTCCAAAAGCTCGAGCCATAATGGCATCTCAGTTACGCAGTAAGCTGGCGAGTGTTGCCAAATGATCAATGAGGATCTCTTTACAAGACTGACCGCTGACTCTGGTGTCTCAGCATTGGTGGCTTCGCGTATCTATCCGCACAAAACGCGATTCAAGCCGACGTATCCGCACATCACCTACGAAGTCATGAGCGACGAAAATCAATACTCATTCAGCGGCACGCTTGGCTTCAAAGAAGCGAGCATCGTCTACCAATGCGTGGCGGAAACGTACCGCGAATCAAGACTGATTGCTGACGCGGTGGAAACTTCACTGGCTGCGTTCCGCGGTGAACTCACAACGCACTATTGCCACGGCCTGCTGGTCGAAGGTGTGAGAGACAGCAAGATTCAAACGACTGATGATGCTGACTCTTTCTATTACGCCGTCAACGTTCTGATCTCGGTGCATTATGAATGATCCAGTTTGCTTGAAGGTCCGCACACCTTCGGGCATCTCAGAGCTAAATGTAATTGAGTTGCTGGAAGTGGATGGTAGGTCATTCATTCCGGCGGGTGATTTGACAGAGCGGCTGGCGTTCCTTGAGGGACGACTTTCAGCCCTTGAAACACAGTTCACGGCATTGCTTGCCGTAGGGGGTTAATGGCATCTCTAGGATTCGGAACGTCAATTTCGTTTAGTAGCGGCTTTTGTGCTGAGATCACTGATGTAAAGATCGGCGGGCTCAGTCGCGAAGCTGTTGATGTAACCAACTTTGGAAGCACCGGCGGCTTTAAAGAGTTCATCCCGTCAACGCTGATCGACTCTGGCGAGCTTGAAGTTGAGTTGATCTACACACCGGGAACTGCACCACCAATCGGCGGGGCTGCCGAAACGGTGACGATCACTTTCCCGGTTGCATCCGGCGACACAACGGGCGGGTCAATTTCCTGTTCCGGCTTTCTGACCGACGCTGAGGAAACAGTTCCAATCGACGATAAGATTTCTCAAAGCGTGACAATTAAATTCACTGGTGAGCGGACCTATTCCGCAGGGAGTTGATTATGTCTTTGCTCACGCGTGAGCAGATTCTGGCGGCTGATGATTGTTCGATTGAGACTGTCAACGTGCCTGAATGGGGCGGCGAAGTTGGCGTTAAATCGCTGACCGGTGCCGAGAAAGACGCTTGGGAATCCGAGCGTCAAACTGAAGCCGGCGTTTTCAATCTGGAGAATATCAGAGCGTCACTCGTTGCGATCGCGGCTTGTGATGCTGACGGTCAAAGATTGTTCTCGCTGGCTGATGTGGTCGATCTCGGTGCCAAGTCAGTGAGAGCACTTGATCGAGTATTTCAGGCGGCAAAGAAACTCAACGGCGTGACAGATGAGGAACTGGATGAACTCGAGGGGGAGTCCTAAGCCCTGAAGGACGTGACTGGTGTTTCTTCGCTTTTCGCGTGCTTGGTTGTTCAGTCGCTACCGCAAAACGCACAACCTCATATCGTGAGTTTGTGCGTTTTCGTTTGTACCGGCAGATTGATCCGTGGGGCGACGATTGGGATCAGGCGGCAGTGATCGCGGCGACGATGGCGAACAGTATGCGGAGCAAAGGGCGAGCGGCAAAGAAGGACGATTTCCGGCCGGTATACAAGCGGCGGAACCGTCAATCAGATGCAGACATTGAGGCAACGATTCTAGCGTTCTTCGAAGCGGGGTGATGATGCCAAGTATCGGCGGCTTTTCAATTTCAGTGACGGCAAATACTGCCGGGCTGAACAAAGGATTTAAGAAGGCTCGCGGGCTGACGCGTGGATTTGCGGGCGGTATCGGCAAGCTGGCGGGCGGCATGGCTGCCATTGGTGCTCCACTCGCTGGCATCGCTGGCATCGCCAAACTGATCAGAGTCGGCAGCGAATTCCAGTCAGAGATGAGTAACGTTAAGGCGTTCGTAAAGGGCACTGAATCGGAATTACAAAAGCTCTCAGATACCGCCGAAGGGCTCGGTGCATCAACCGCGTTCACAGCGTCTGACGCGGCCAAGGCGATGGCCGAGATGGGCAAGGCGGGACTTTCTGCGAATCAAATACTCGGAGCATCTGAAGGCGTTCTGACGCTCGCCGCTGCTGGTGACATTGAGATGGCAGAAGCCGCAACAATTGCGGCTGCTTCGCTTAATCAGTTCGGCATTCCTGCATCTCAGATGGGCTCAGTTGTTGATCAGCTCGCAAAAGCTGCATCGTCTGGCTCGATCAGCTTATCAGGAATGGGCACGCAGTTATCGTACGCCGCGGCGAGTGCGTCAGCGTTCGGCATGGATCTCGGCGAGACGTCCGGCATCATCTCAACACTGGCGACGACGCTCGGCGAAGACAAAGCCGGGACTGCATTCCGCTCAATGATGACATCGCTGCAAGCACCTACCGCTGGAGCGGCTGCTCAGCTCGAGTCGCTGGGGATATCTCTGACAGATTCGGCGGGTAACTTCCTGCAACTGCCGGCGATCGTCGAACAGTTCAACGGTGCCTTGGCTGGCATGGCAACAGGCGAGAAGTCTGCCGCTATGAGCAAGATCTTCAACGTCCGCGGCATCGGTGCATTCTCCGCACTAATGAAGCAGGGGGCCGCAGGTATGCGTGAAGTCACGGAATCAGTTGCCGACTCCGATGGCTTCGGACTGGCGGTCGCTGATGAAAAACTTGATAACGTTGCCGGCGGTTTCAAGAGACTCCAGAGTGCTGTGATGGCGATGTCGATCGACATCTTCCAGACGTTCGAGGGACCGCTGCAATCAGCACTTGAAGGCACTGCCAGCTTCGTGACTGATACTATGATTCCCGGCTGGAAGACGATGATGGAATGGGTCAGTGCGTTCGCAAAAGTTGCAGAGTTCGCATGGACTAGCTTCGGGGCACTAGCTGGACTGGCGACACTGAAGGCATTGTCTGCCGTTACAACGTTAAGCGAAGACATTCAGCACTTCTTCGGAACAAATATGGCTGAGGTATTCAATTGGTTGTTTTCTAACTGGTCATCCATTTGGGTCGATATGGCCGCGGTCACTTTCGGTGTCCTTGATAACATTGGACAGAATGTGAGGAACGTATTCTCTGCTGTGTGGGAGACGGTCACATCGCTCGGTGAAACTCCTTTGACATTCGACATGGTGCCACTCATGGATGGAGTTCAAACGGTCACCGCTGGACTCGAGCTGACCGAAAGAGCAATGACGGCAGATGAGAGAGATTATCAGAGAGAGATAGCTGAAGTGGGCAATGCTATCGGTCAGGACTTCGATGACTTTTTAACGTCTACGGTCGACGGCATCGGAAGCACTACGGTAGCCGCAGATGATGTCATGGATGACGTTGCCAATGCTGACTTCAATGCTGATAAATCCGCCGTCTCGACGAAAGATGGCGAAAGCCCGCTCGGCGTTGCGTTGCGAGGATCGAAGGAAGCGTTTGATGTGATCAATAAAGCTATCCGCGGCGAAAAAGACGCATACCAGAAAACGATTGCAAAAGAAGCTGAGAAGCAGACGAAACTGGCAGAGCAACAGGTTGCTCTACTTGAAGACAATAACAGCATCGAACCGGCAGCGGTGATGAGTATTCCGTAATGGCGATTATAGTTAACGAACGATTCGAGGGCCGTACATCTAAAATCGGACTGTATCTCAAGCGGGATCATGTCCGGCAATTTGTGGCGGAAAGCTCAGCCAATGAACGAAGCTGGGCCGTCGCTCAGGCGTCAGGTGTGCCATCGCTGGGCGATGCTCATCCCGAAGACGGCTTCGCATTATGCGTTGACATTGACGTCAAGCCGAATGGTGCTCCAAATGTCTGGGCGATCTCATGCAAGTACACAAATGATCTGCCTGATGACACAATCGATGATGACGATCCAACATCGATCAGAACTAAGTCGTCATGGTCATTTGAGGACATCTCTCGATTCGTCGGGCAGGATCGTGATGAGAAGCCGATCCTGAACACGGCCGGCGATCGGTACGAAGAAC